ATTTTAGAAGCTCTTATGCGGCCATTGCATGTCCCTTTCCAGACACGAGCAAAAAGAGGTGGTTACACAGGATTAACACGTATTCTCCTAATCTGTACTCTGATCTGAATTTTATACATTGATAACATTGCAGCGTCCTTCAATTAGGTCATTGTAGGAATCCAATTAAGGTATCAAACCTACAAGGTTGACTCCGGTATGCGGGCCCCTTACTCGCTCCGCCACTTATTGAACCACTTTCCCTGGGATCGTACCAATCGGTGGCCCTTCAGTAAGCGTGCCGGTCAAGTCCACGGATGTTCGGATAGGGTGGTACATGAGCTAGTCACTTCAAGTTTTCGGTAACTATTGTCACTAAGGTGTCTTTATCTTTCGTGTCCCATGCAAGACCCCGCAGCCGCCGTGGCGTACTTTAGATTGAGTCCAGTAGTGTCCTTACACTCAACCCGTATAGTATAACCCTCTCGGGATAACCGACCTCAAAGGGGATCAGTTTTGGCACCCCATACCGGGGAGAGATCAATAGAACTTAACTGATGTAAGCTTTTGTTCCAGCAATAAATTGACCAGTTGCTGGGAGGGGTCTGGACGGAATTTGTGCCATTGAGCTAACCTTCTCTTTCTTCTTTAAAAGAGGGTCCTCATTGGGTGATTCCATTTTGTCCATGAAAGTTTGAAATAGAACACTTTCCAATGATTTCATTCTTTCCTCCAATGTTTTCTTTGGAGGTTCGGTGATTGAAGTGGGGTCATTAACTTTGCATAAAAACACATTTACATGAGTATCTCCACTTACAGTCCAACCGGAGCCACTTACATTCAAAATGGCACCAGCCACAGTAACAGTAATTACTGCGCCCGTTATGTATCTAGATGCTGAAGAAGCAGTAGCATAATAAGTTGCATCAACGCTACCACCTGAGGTGAAATTATCAAACCATAACTGTCCATCAAGTCCTGCGCTTGTATCGTGGAAAAATGCCACAATAACAAAGGACCCAGTCGAATTAATCTTAAGACTGGTATTGCTATTTCGATCAAACGATGCTGTACCTGATTGGTACGTAACTGCAGTCGTTGTAAAAACAACACTTGATGTCGTATCATAGAATTGAGTAATTGTTGCAGTAGACACAGCAGAAGAAACCTTCTCGAGAGTAGGAAATTGAAATTCTACATCATAATAGAGCCTCATTCTTCCAAGATTCTTTGAAGAATCTCCACTAAATTTCATGACTCCGGAAACAAGAACATAAAAGTTTCCGGCGCTGTAAAATCTAGATGTATCACTATTGGGATCAATATACAACAGATCCTTCAATTTGGGAGTGTAATCAAGATAAACATATCCAGGAGAGGATACATGAAATTGTTTATGCATTTGGGAATACAGAGCACGATTGAGTCTGTCTGGGCCTGTTGAAGCAACATCTTTAGGATCAGGATCAACCCATAAGACCAACTGACCACTGTCAGTTGCAGCTGTGGCATACTCAAATTCGAATATCAACTTTCTCGGGACCCATTTTTCCCAGAGGGCAGAAAGATATGCAAGTGGGGTAACAGCAAGAGTATTATCTTGAAGATTCAGACCAATTTGCATGAGGACGTCTCCTGCGACGTTTGAAGTGGTACCGACAACAGCACCAAGATCGATCCAGCCACGTTCCCTCCTTTTAGAGGGACGGTGAGTTGTAGTGAGTTGATCACGTCTACTGGCAAAGGCAATTTTGGTTTTACCCATCTTGCCAAGGCGTGGAGCAGATCTTCTGGGCATTGGGGGGATGGAAGGCAAGGGCTTCGCCCTGACTCGAGCCTCGGCTTTTGCGAGGGCTCTACCAATTTTCTTCTTTTGTTTCCTAATTTTCTTTCTTTCCGATTTGGACAATCCTTTCTTTTGAGGCATTGCTGAGAGCTTTCTGTATTCTTTTTGGAGTTTAACTGCAAGTGCAGCGGCTGTACGTTTACTTGATTTTCCGAAATTTTGTTCAAAAAAGATTTGATCAGCTTGATTTTCGTCAAAGCCCAATGCGTAAGCAGCGTCGTGTTGTTTACACGTTAAATCAAATTCGTCTGTAGCAGGAATATCGCTAACGACTGAAGGTTGAAAAACACCTGCAGAATAGCCAGGACCACAGTAATTTCCGTGGTATTTGATATCCGTTTGAAAAACTTAATCTGTTAGGACAAACTTTATGTTGTCCCAGAAATCGTTTTTCAGCTCGTCGAACATGGGTGAGCCACTTCCAGTTCCATTTTCTAGGGCAGTCCAAAAATGAATACAGTCATCATGTGTGGGCAAATAAGTCATTTGTGACAGTTCTATTGTGTACACTTCCGAATCGTTGATTTTAACTAATTTAGCACCTTGATTCTGTAAATCCTGAGCAGTATCTCGAACTTCATCGAAAAGTTTTCTGTCAGAAAATGTTAATAGCATCATATATGCAACTGTTCTACTAAAATCAACATCCAAAGAATAGCTCTTGGGTGGAAAAGTCAAACCCCCAAGGACTTTCTCCTCGTCAGCCTTAGGAACGAAAATACCATTCCATGTTGAAACAATCATTCCAAGGAAGGTATGTCCTATAATCGAATTTGAAACCATGTCTTTATCCTTCGATAAGATAATACCACATTCGGCATAATATTTTGCACGGATTTCATAAGGAATTAAAGGATCGTCCTTGACAAACCGATTTAAATGGTCATCAGCGTACTCTCTAAATTTCATTGATTGTCGCATGCGGAGATACAACGAATCAATGAGCATTCCATTCTCTACTGGATGCGCACGTCTCCAACTATAGAAACAGACAAAAAGATGTTCTACACAATTGTCGCCGGTTGTTCCAGCAAATCCTGACAAATTGCTAGGTCCATGGTGTTTGAAAACTTGTCCGCTTGGTAATATCAAATTGCCATACATCATCTGTTCATAGTAGTAATCAATGCGTTGGTTAAATTCATCATTGGACATAGCACCCGGTTGAGGGATATAACAATCCTTTCTCAAATCACGGGAAAACCATATCAAAAATTCTCTTACGTATTTATCCCATTTTTCAGCATCACCTTCAGTATAAGTATAATGTTTGGAATTTACCCCATTTTCAGGGTCTCCAGAAACAAAATCATTTATGAATTTAGTGAAGCCTCCATACTGGTATGAAACACCAACAACAATTTCTTGAATTTTTCCAGAGTAGAGGAGCTTATTCATTCCCTGGACGACTCTCATAAAAGCAAGTTTATAATCGCCAGGTGCAGATTCGAAAAGTCGAATGTCATTATTGAGGATTTTCTTTAATTTTAACATTTCTTCTTTACCGCAAACTTTCCACCACACAATCCACTTCAGGATGTGTGCGTTATCCCAGAATTCATTGATTAATTCCGGATGGAATCGGAGTAAGTCATTCATGTCATCACAAAATTCATTAAATTTGTAACCGGTAGTGGCTTTTCCATTTATTTCCAGTTCATTAAGCGTAAGGACTTTCCATTTCCCTCTTATATGCTCATAAAAGAGGTGTCGGATCATTACTTTGGCAAACTGACTAGCAGCCCACTTGTCAGATGCCTCAGGATCATTCGGGTCATTGCCCGGGAATTCAGTTATTGAGGGCACATCATTTTTAAGGAATGCTTTGTTTACAGCATCATGATTCTGACGCATATACCGGAAACGGGGTTGTTCCTGCATACCTCGTTTTATGTTAGCTTGAAACCAATGTTCATTGACTCGAGGAGAGTAATTGTTTTCAGGCTTAACAAAGGTAGCACATTTGGGTAAGTAACCAATACATTTCATAAATTTAATGTTTTCGGGAGGAATAATAAGATGTGGAGCAACAGGGGTTGGTCTTAACTCTAAATCAAGCTCTGGACCGTGTACCACTATGCGCCCCGTTTTTAGGCGGGGCCTTTCAAGTTTTCCTGTTTGAGAAGAGCTTTTACTCCTTGAATTGGGGTCTTGATAATTTGAACGATTTCAGGTGTGAATCGAATGTACCCATTTGGATTCAATTGATCTTTGGATCCCTGTTCATGAATACCGACACACATGTCAGTTCCTTTTTCCGTTTTTACCATGACAGCAGCACCAGAGGTGCCACCGCTTTGGGGCGTTGTTATTGTGTGAGTACCATCTGGCTTGACAAGCC